CATTCTTAGAAGACTTGAAGTTTTCAATTAATGCTGCAAAATTTTCTGCTGGTGGAAGTGGAATAGTGACTTTACAAAATCAAACTCTTCCTACCAAAATTTTAAATCAAAACTCTATACTGTTAGAAGATGGTAGTACAGTTGTAAAGGTTAAACACGTAGATCACCATATGTATTCTACTAGTAATAATGTTACTATTGATGGAGTAAAGTCTGGTGCTTCTACAACACTTAATGGTGCAATAACTGCTGCAGCTACATCATTAACTCTAACAAGTGGACCCAACTTTGATGATACTACTGGTAAGTATGCTAATGATGCATCCTCAGAATGGTATATTAAAATTGGCGATGAGATAATGAAGTATACTGCAATATCTACAGATGCAGTTTCTGGAATATCTAGAGGACAAAATAGTACAACTGCAATTGCTCATGCTGATGGTGAGACTGTTGAACTTTATATTATACATAGAGTACCTTTAACAGAGATTAATGCTACACATACATCAATTGCAAACATAGGTATCGATAGTTATACAATATCAACAACAGCTTCTCCTGTAATTGATGGCGTAACAGCATTAGTAAATAGTGCAATAAGTAGCACAACTGCTCTGGTAGTAGATGGTAACAGGGGAACTTTAGAAGTAGGAATGACTGTAACTGGAACAGGTATTAGTGGATCAGTTACTATTGCAACAGTTACAAATCAAAATACTCTTGTATTAAGTTCTGCACAATCATTGAGTGATAATGTTGTTCTAACATTTACAAAAGGTGGTGTTGCAGAAATAGGTGGAAGTGTAATTACTGCAACTGAAAATGCTATCATAGATTATGCACACACATTGGTAGGTGCATTAGAATTACCAGGCACTACAATTGCTCCTAGTATTAGACCTACAACTGCAACAAGTGCTGGTGGATCACAAACTTCATTTTCAACATTATCTGCTACAAATGCAAGAACAATACCACTAAATGATAACTATAAGTTTGATTTACCTCATATGGTTTGTTCTGGTATTAATGAAACAAATGAACTAAGTGGACTTAAATCTACGTTTGTACCTATAACATTAACAACAACATCTACCACTGTTTCTCCTGTAATTGATTTACAAAGACTTTCTTTACTTGCAGTTGCAAATAGATTAGATAATGTGGATTCATCTTCAGATGTCTATCCATCAACAGAGTTCTTTGCATCAACAGAACCAGAAGGTGATAATAATGCCGCAGTTTATATTACAAAACAGATTGCATTAGAAAATCCTGCATCTGCACTAAAAGTAATATTTGCAGCTCATAGACCTGCAACATCTGATATTAAAGTTTTATTTAAACTACTAAGAACAGATGATGCATCTGACTTTGATGATCTTAGTTACACCAACTTTAATACTGACGGTTCTCCAGATCAAACTGTCCCAGCTTCTGCTGATAATGAAGATTTTAGAGAGTATGTTTATACTGCTGGAGTCAAAGATGACGGCCTTGGTGAGCCACTAGAAGAGTTTATATCGTTTCAAATTAAGATTGTTATGCAAGGAACAAATTCTGCTGAACCACCAAGAATTAAAGAATTTAGAACACTGGCATTGGTGACATAAGATGGAAGATAAATTTGTACAAGTAGAAGGTCATTCAGATTTATCAAGAGATATGAACTCTGGTGCAATAATAAATCGTAATCGTAGTGCTTATGATAGAGCAAAAAGAAGAGCTGCAGAAGCACAAATATCAAGAGATACGATAAGGGATACTACAAGAGATATAAATACATTAAAGTCAGAGATGCATGAAATAAAATCACTTTTAAAACAGTTAGTGAGTAACCAATAATGGCAATAGAAGCAAGTGCAATCCTACCTAGCGATAGTCTAGAAGAATTTAGAGTTCAGTTTAATAACCTTATCAGTGATGTTGATGGTATTGCTGGAGGTAATCAGTTTGTATCTTCAATTGTTTTTGAGGGTTCTACTGCTGATTCAAATGAAACAACTCTTCTTGCAACTGATCCTACTACTGATCGTACTATTACAATTCCTGATGTCTCAGGTACACTTCTTACTTCTGGAAACGCTGCTCTTGGTACTACAACAACTTCTATTGGTGATGTAGATCACGTTTTAATAAATGATGGTGGTGTACTCAAAAAGATTACTGCTGAAAATTTAGTTGCTGGTACTGCAAGTCCAGTTGCCGCAGATAATGTTACTGTTGGCGATGCGGCTGTTAGTATTGCAACTTCAGCTGGTAATATTACTGTTGACGCACAAGGGGGTGATACAGATATTATATTTAAGGGAACAGATGGTTCTTCTGATATAACAGCATTAACTCTTGATATGAGTGATGCTGGTAAAGCAATATTCACTGGAGCAATTTCTGCAACAACTATCACGCTTTCTGCTGATGGTGGTGTAATAGTTCCAGATAATGGTAATGTTGGTTCTGCATCTTCAACAGCTGCAATGCAAATTGCTTCTACAGGTATAGTTACTTTCGTAGATGATATTTTAATAAAAGATGGTGGTACTATCGGTGTTGCAAGTTCAACAAGTGCTATTACTATATCTTCTGCTGGTATTGTAACCTTAGTAGATGACCTATTAATCAAAGATGGAGGCACTATAGGTGTAGCCTCTGCTACAACCGCAATGACAATATCTTCTGCTGGTATCGTAACATTTGTTGATGATATTATAGTAAAGGATGCTGGTACTATAGGTTCTGCAAGTGCTCCAACTGCTATAGGAATTTCATCTGGTGGTATTGTCACCCTAGTAGATGATTTACTAATAAAAGATGGTGGAACAATAGGAGCTGCGTCAGCAACTACTGCTATTACAATTGCTTCTACTGGTATTGTTACATTAGTAGATGATTTAATATTAAAAGATGCCGCAACAATCGGTGTCACAAGTGCGGCAGGAGCAATTACGATTGCTTCAAGTGGTATAGTAACTTTTGCAGATGATATACTTATTAAAGACGGGGGTACTATTGGTGCAGCCTCTGCTACAACTGCTATTACAATTGCTTCAAGTGGTATTGTCACCTTAGTAGACGATTTGATTTTAAAGGATGCTGCAACCATAGGTGTTACATCTTCGACATCTGCTATAACAATAGCATCTACTGGTATCGTAACATTAGTAGATGACCTAATTCTTAAAGACGCAGCTACAATAGGTGTCACAAGTTCAACATCTGCAATTACGATTGCTTCTACTGGTATTGTTACTCTAGCAGACGACTTACTTCTCAAAGATGTTTGTACGATTGGTACTGCAACTACCGCTGGTGCGATTTCAATTGCTGCAGATGGTCTAGTTAATTTAGCAACTGCTGCCGCAACAGTAAATGGTGCAGTTATAAAAGCTGCTGGTAAAGAATCTATCTGGGTTCCTGCTGCAGCCATGTATCCAAGTACAACCAATCCTTGTGCTGATTTAGTTCAAGTGGAGACAACTGCATTACGTCCAGATTTAAAAGTGTTGGACTTTGCAACAGGAGCTGATGATTTTGCACAATTTAGTATAGCGTTTCCTAAATCATGGAACGAAGGAACAGTTACTTTTCAACCATTTTGGACTGTTACAGGAACTAATACGGGAACAGTTGCATGGGGTTTAGGTGGTATTGCTGTAACTAATGATGCCACTATTAACACAGCATTTGGTACTGCCGCTGTTACTACTGCACTTGCACATAGTGGTACATCAAACGATTTAATGGTTTCTGTTGAAAGCGGTGCAATAACAATTGCTGGAAGTCCTTCAACGGATGATGTGTGTTTCTTTCAAGTAAATAGAGATGTATCTGCTGATAATCAGTCGGGAGATGCAAGACTTATAGGTATCAAAGTGTTCTTTACTACAGATGCTGCTAATGATGGATAAGGAGATATTTTAAATGACTATGTTTGGCTATAATGTCCTTGGATTTGGCTCTACATTAGCAAATGCTGGTTCTGTTAACGGATTTTTTGCAACAGGCGGTAATACCATAGCTGCGAAAGGCCTTGATATTATCCACACCTTTACGGCTAGTGGCACCTTTGCTGTTGTATCAGGTGAAGATACTGTTGTTGATTACCTTGTCATTGCTGCCGGCGGTGGTGCCGGTTTGATGGGTGGCAGTGGAGCGGGCGGTTATCGTGCATCGTTTAACAGTGAAGCATCTGGTGGTGGAGGATCAAGTGAATCTGCCTTAACTTTAGGTATTTCAAGCAACACCGTAACAATTGGTGCTGGTGGTGCTTCTGGTTCTGTTGGAGCCAATTCAGTGTTTGCCTCAATAACATCTGCCGGCGGTGGCTTGGGTGGTGGTAATGGTAATGTAGCTTCAGCTGGTGGTGCTGGCGGTTCTGGTGGTGGAGGTAGTTATAGCGCTAGCTCCGGCGGTGCTGGAACTTCAAACCAAGGTTTTGCTGGTGGTGCTGGTTCCCCCGCAAGTGACGGCACAGCTGCTGGTGGTGCTGGCGGTGGTGCGAGTGAAGTTGGTGCTGCAGCTACAAATGGTCAAGGTGGTGCTGGCGGTGATGGTGTTGCTTCAACCATATCTGGATCAAGTGTCGTTCGTGCTGGAGGCGGCGGCGGTGGTTATGCCTCTTCTCAAGGTACAGCGGCTGGTGCTGGTGGTTCTGGTGGTGGTGCTGCTGGTCAAATTTACGCTGGAACTATAAATGCTGGAACAGCAAATACTGGTGGTGGCGGCGGCGGTGGCGGCGGTGGTAACAACCCTGGCCAGGCTCCTGGCGGTGGTGCTGGTGGTTCAGGCGTTGCAATAGCACGATACACGACATTCCTTGAAGAAAAGAACCAAGCTACAGGCGGAGCTATTACGGCTATAGGAAATTATAAAATTCATACCTTTACATCAAGTGGCACATTTGCTGTACCTGCTAATAAGAGAGTTCCAGTTCAATACCTTATCATTGCTGGCGGTGGTGGTGGCGGTGGATCGTATCGTGGAGGTGGCGGTGGTGCTGGCGGCTATCGTAATAGTACTCTTGGCGAGTTAACGGGTGGCGGTGGAGGCGCTGAAGTAACTTTAGCAATTGCTGAAGGTGACACTACAGTAACAGTTGGCGCTGGTGGTGCCGGTGATGATAATGCCAATGGCGCTGGTGGTGGAAATTCGGTGTTTGGGTCAATTACAAGTACAGGCGGCGGTGGTGGTGGTAAATATCAAACTGCTGGTGTTGCTGGTGGCTCGGGTGGTGGCGGCGGTGGCGCTAGTGGCGCTGGTGGTGCTAGAAATGCAACCGTCCAAGGTTTTGCAGGTGGTGCTGGTGGCGCTTCACAACCGTCTGGTGGCGGTGGAGGCGGTGCTGGTGTGGCAGGTGTTGCAGGAGGCAATGCCGGAACTGCTGGTGATGGCGGTAACGGATTAACGTCATCTATAAATGGTACTGCAACTATAAGAGGAGGCGGTGGTGGCTCTGGATCATACGGCAACGGTAATAATGTTGCTATTGGTGGTCTTGGAGGCGGTGCTGCTGGTATTTACGCAGGTGGTAGCGGTTCAGACAATTATGCAGACGGCATTAATGCAGTAGCTAATCTTGGTGGTGGAGGTGGTGGATCTAGCGGTGCAGATGCCGGCGCTGGCGGTAATGGTGGTTCAGGCCTCGTAATTGTACGCTATCACTATCAAAAATTATTCTTAGAAGCTACAGGCGGCACAATTACTCGCACTGGAGATTATCAAATACATACCTTCTTATCATCTGGAACTCTTTCAGTCAACACTATTGGAGTAGACGACAATGTTCTCGATTTTCTTGTCATTGCTGGGGGCGGAGGTGGCGGAGGTAACGTTGATGCAATGTCGGGAGGCGGTGGTGCTGGAGGTTATCGTGCCTCTTGGAACTCTGAGGCATCTGGTGGTGGAGGATCAAGCGAAACTGGTGTGACAGGAATAATTGCAGATTTTACAGTTACAGTAGGTGCCGCTGGTGCCGCTGGTGCCCAAAGTCAAACTGGTGATGGCGGGAACGGGGCTAACTCAGTTTTTGGTTCAATCACAAGCGTTGGCGGCGGTGGTGGTGGTGCATATCAAAGATCAGGTATATTAGGTGGTTCTGGCGGTGGCGGCGGTGAAGATTTCGAAACTGCGGTTGCTGGGACTGCAAATCAGGGTTTTGCTGGTGGCGGAGCTAATGGTTCTTCAACCACTTCATCTTCTGGAGGCGGTGGCGCTGGAGCTGTGGGGGGTAACGCTACAGATTATGCCAACACCCCTGGCACTGCCGCGCAGAGAGGACAAGCAGGTGCTGGCGGTGCAGGTGTCTCGTCAACTATATCAGGATCATCCGTTACTCGTGGCGGCGGCGGCGGCGGTGGAGGAGTTGCACTAGGCGCAGGTGGCTCAGGTGGAGGAGGTAATGGTGGAAAGTATAACCGAAGTCCAGCCCCTGTAGCAGGAACAGTAAACACAGGTGGCGGTGGCGGCGGTACGGGTGGCGCTGGTGTTGGAACAACAGGTGGATCAGGCATCGTAATTATTCGTTATAAATATAAGTAACAATTTAAATATTAATAGAAAGTGAATATAAAATGGAAGTAAAAAAATGTGGTCGATGTAGTCACAGTATGGAAAGTGGATCAGATGTAGAAATATTATGTATAGCTAATCCACCTGTGGTTATAGTTTTTGAAGGTAAAATTATGAGTATGTTTCCCTCTATGATGTTGTGGGGCAAATGTGATAGCTTTATAAAAGGTAAAACTCAAAAATTAAATAAACAACCTCCAGAAATTCTGGAACCAGAACTAAAGGTAATAAAATAATGGCTCATTATGCTCAAGTAAATTCAGACGGAATTGTCGTTCAAGTGCTAGTTATGGACAACGATATGGAAACTAATCAGGGTGAGGCAGCGTGTATTGCTTGGCTTCAAAAAAATGTTAACGATGATGAATGGGTAAAAACCTCATTTAACAACAATATTCGCAAACAATATTGTGGGGTTGGTTTTACCTATGATAAATCTAAAGACATCTTCATTACTCCACAACCCTTTGCATCTTGGGCACTAGATAGTAGTAATGATTGGCAACCGCCAGTTGCTATGCCAGATGATGCTAGTGCAGATAAAATATATTTTTGGGATGAAGACGTATACAAAGCTGACAATTCTAAAGGTTGGGTTCTACAAGAATAGAAGTAGTTACTCTTATAAATATGTAGAAAGGAATTAATTCTATGGCTATACCTTCTACTAAAGCAACCCTAAAAACTTACTGTCTTAGAGCTCTTGGTTCTGGTGTTATCGATATTAACGTATCAGATGATCAGGTAGATGATCGCCTAGATGAGGCCTTACAATACTTTGCACAATATCACTACGATGGTATTGAAAAGATGTATCTCAAACATTTAATAACTGCGGCTGACGTTACAAGAGCAAGGTCTAATACATCAACCACAGCAACGGACACTGTAGATACTTCTGTAACTGCAACATGGAAAGAAGGTAATAACTGGATTCCTGTTCCAGATGCTGTTGTCTCTATTCTAAGAGTACTTCCTTTAACTGATACTGGTGGAGGTGGAAGTCTTTTTGATGTTCGTTATCAATTAAGACTAAATGATCTTTATGATTTTTCCTCAACTTCTGTTATGGAATATCAACTACAAATGCAGAATTTAGATTTCCTTGAACATATTCTTGTAGGTGAAACACCTATACGTTTTAATCAACACCAAAACCGTCTTTATATTGATATGGATTGGGAGAATAAGATAGTACCTGATACTGAACATATAATTATAGAATGTTATCGTAAGGTTGATCCTACATCTTACACTGATATATTTGATGACATATATCTTAAAAGATATGCAACCTCTCTCATTAAAAAACAATGGGGTGCAAACTTATCTAAGTTTAACGGTGTTGCAATGTTAGGTGGTGTTACCATGAATGGTGAAACAATCTACTCACAAGCCATAGAGGAGCAACAAAGACTAGAGGATCAGATTCAATTAGCATTTGAATTACCAGTTAGTTATATGGTAGGATAATAATATGGCTGTAAATGCATTTTTTCACTCAAGTAATGTTGCTGCAATATCAACAGAACAAAGTTTATATTCAAATTTAATTGCTGAAGCTATTCAAATACATGGCCACGATGTTTTTTATATGGATCGTACTATTGTTGCAGAAGATAAAATTCTTGGTGGTGATACTCTTTCTAAATTTAAAGATGCTGCAAAAATAGAAATGTATATGGAAAATGCAGATGGTGGTTTTGCTGGTGAACGAGAGATAATGAATCAGTTTGGTTTACAGAATTTAAGTGAAGCAACCTTTGTAGTAAATAAATTAAGATTTCAAGAACTCACAAAACAAATAACAATAGAGGCAGGAACATCAGCTGATGTTGATGGTACAGGAGATGTAGAAGAAGGTGGTTCTATTCTATTAGAAGCGGGTACACTTGCTGAAACTACTACAGATTTAGAGGGTAGTGATTTCTATATTATATCAGAGACAGATGCAACAGATTCAGATCGTCCATATGAGGGTGATGCAATATATCATCCTATACTCAAAAAGATGTTTCAGATTAACTTTGTGGATCAAGATGAGCCTTTCTTTCAATTAGATAACAATCCAGTATACAAATTAAGATGCCGTCTATATGATTATGCTTCTGAGGAACTTGATACTGGTATAGATGATATAGATGCTATACAAGAAGCAATATCTACGTCTACTTCTGAACATCAATTCACAATGGAAGCTGATAGTGCGGTAGTTAATGCTATTAATATGGAAGACAATTCTGGCCGTATTATTCATGAAAATGATACAGATGAACTGGTAATCTATGAAGACAGTGATTTAACAACATCTTCTGGTGTTCTTCTTCTTGAGAATGATGCAGATACAGGTAATAAAGAATACTTAATTCAAGAAGACTATATAATAGGTGATGGTACAACATCAGGTGTTCAAGGAGCTCAAAATGAGTTGTTTGATAACTTTGATGACACAGTACTAGATTTTACCGAATCAAATCCATTTGGGGATGTAGGGAGTAGTTCGTAATGTTAGGTCAACAGTTTTATCACGAAAGCATAAGAAAAGTTATTATTGCTTTTGGTACAACATTTAATAATATTCAACTTGTTCGTAAGGACAATGACGGCAATATAAAACAATCAATGAAGGTTCCTCTTGCTTATGGCCCAAGACAGAAATGGCTTACTCGTTTAAACGAGGATGCTGATTTATCAAAGACAGTTGCTATTACTCTTCCTCGTATTGGTTTTGAAATACAAAATCTTTCTTACGATCCTGCTAGAAAACTCAATAGAGTACAGAAAATTAAAAAGGTTAAAGGTGTAAATGATGATCGTCTTGATACTCAGTTTATGCCTGTACCATATAATTTAAATATACAGTTATACGTGATGGCTAAAGAATCTGATGATTCCTTACAGATCATTGAACAAATTCTTCCTTACTTCCAACCAGATTATACTCTTACAATTAATGATATGGCAGATATGGGTATTAAAAGAGATGTTCCTATTGTATTGAATAGTGTGTCATATGAGGACAATTATCAAGGAGACTTTGAAACAAGACGAGCTTTAATTTATACTTTAGATTTTACTGCAAAGTTTTATCTCTATGGCCCTGTTACTTCTCAGGCTGTCATCAAAACAGTACAGGTTGATCAATATAGTGACCTTAAAGATACTGCACCGAAACGGGAACAAAGATATACAGTTTCACCAAAACCTGCTACTGCTGACGCAGACGATGATTTTGGTTTTAATGAAACAACTTCATTCTTTCAAGATGCAAAAAATTATGATCCAGTAACAGGAACAGATGTAGAAACATAATGTCTGATCCTCTCAAAGAATTAAATAAAGCTCTTGGGATTGCTGGTGATGTTGAGATTTTGCAAAAAGAACCTTGGAACTATGAACACAATAAAGATACTACTGAAACTTTACCAATAGTAATAGAAAATATTTCAAACGAAGAAGATGATATTGAAAAAGATTATGAATACCAAAGAAAACAATTTTATAACTTGGTTGAAAAAGGCTCAGTTGCAATTGACGGAATATTGGAAATTGCAAAGGAAGGAGAACATCCAAGAGGATATGAGGTTGCTGGAAATCTTATCAAACAAGTCTCAGAAGTTACCGAAAAACTAGGTGATCTTCAAGAGAAGATGAAGAGACTTAAAGAGGTTCCAAACACTGCTCCTAAGAATGTTACTAATGCATTGTTTGTAGGTTCTACTGCTGAATTACAAAAATTAATTAAAGGTAAAACCATTGAGTGAAGGTGTATATCTAGGTAATCCAAATCTTAAAAAGGCTAATGTCCAACAATCTTGGACAAAGGAACAAGTAGAAGAGTTTTCATTATGTATGAAAGACCCTATTTACTTTATTAAGAGTTATATAAAAATTGTCTCTCTAGATGAGGGGCTTGTTCCTTTTGATTTATATGATTTTCAAAAGGAAATGGTAGGCACGTTCCATAATAATCGTTTTACTATATGTAAACTTCCTAGACAGTCTGGTAAATCGACTACTATCATTTCTTACTTACTTCATTATGTTCTGTTTAATGATTCTGTTAATGTTGCAATCCTTGCGAATAAGGCTGCAACTGCAAGAGATTTATTAGGTAGATTACAACTTGCGTATGAACATTTACCAAAATGGTTACAACAGGGAGTAATGTCATGGAACAAAGGGAGTTTAGAACTTGAAAATGGTTCGAAGATTCTTGCGTCTTCTACTTCTGCCAGTGCGGTTCGTGGCGGTTCTTATAATATTATTTTCCTTGATGAGTTTGCTTATGTTCCTAGTAACGTAGCAGAACAGTTCTTTAGTTCTGTTTATCCTACTATATCATCAGGTAAAACTACTAAAGTGATGATTGTTTCTACTCCACATGGTATGAATATGTTCTATAAACTATGGGTAGATGCAGAAGAACAACGAAACGAATATATCCCTATTGAAGTACATTGGAGTGAAATTCCAGGCCGTGATGAAGAGTGGAAGAATCAAACTATTAAGAATACCTCACTACAACAATTCCAAACAGAGTTTGAGTGTGAGTTTCTTGGTTCTATCAATACTCTCATATCTTCACAGAAACTTAAAATATTACCTTATAGAGAACCTAAACAATCAAATGCAGGGTTTGATTTACATATTGCACCACAAGAAGGTCATACCTATGTAATTACTGCTGACGTTGCTAGAGGTACACAAAATGATTATTCTGCATTTATTGTAGTTGACGTATCAGAAATGCCCTATAGGGTAGTTGCAAAATATAGAGACAACGAAATAAAACCCCTTCTATTCCCAGCGAAAATTTATGACGTTGCTCGTGCATATAACCAAGCATTTGTTTTAGTAGAGGTAAATGATATTGGAGAACAGGTTGCCAATACTTTACAGTTTGATTTAGAGTACGATAATTTAATCATGGCTTCCATGCGTGGAAGGTCAGGACAGGTACTTGGAGGAGGTTTCAGTGGGGGTAAAGCTCAATTAGGTGTTAGGACAACCAAAGCAGTTAAGAAAATAGGATGTTCTAATCTTAAACAATTAATAGAAGATGATAAACTTATAGTAGAAGATTTAGATATTATTAGAGAGTTATCTACGTTTATAGTAAAAGGTTCTTCCTATGAAGCTGATGATGGGTGTAATGATGATCTAGTTGCGTGTTTGTTTATATTTGCATGGGTAACAGATCAACAATATTTTAAAGAATTAACAGATAGTGATGTACGTATGACAATGATGCAAGAACAACAAAATGCATTAGAGCAAGATATGGCACCTTTTGGTTTCGTAGTTAATGGATTGGAGGATGAAAATATAGGAAATATGGTAGATGAGTACGGTACAAAGTGGGCTGCGGTAGTAAGAGATTATGGATCAGATTGGTAATATTATATAAATTCTAATAAATCATTATCAACTTTAATCCAACAATTAGTACATAATATGATACTTTCATCAATAAGAGAGAATATTTCTTTTCTACTCTTAGGATTAGTACCAACTCTTTTTGTTATTTTTCTTATCTCTGAATCGTGAGGATAGTATTTTAAACACACAGTTTCGCTTTCACCACAGTGTTTACAAGACTTATCTGCTAAATTTTCATTTAATAGTATGATTCTTTTGCGATAGTTTCTACGAGCCACCTTTTTAATCGTATCTTTATACTTTTCATAATGTGCATTTACCATATTAATATTTATATGTTATAACACTTATAAAAATTGTTTTTGTAAGTTTCTTTTTTTATAAATATCTGTATAAACAAAATAACCAACTCTTAAAGATAAGGAGTACAATATATGTCTTTTCTAGTTTCTCCTGGCGTTCATGTCAAAGAGATTGATTTAACTAATGTAGTACCATCAGTTGACACCACAATCGGTGCAATTGCAGGCCCATTTGAGAAGGGCGATGTGTCTTCTATAGTTACAATTACCTCTGAAGCTGACCTCCTTAACAATTTTGGTAAACCTAATTCAAGTAATTTTGAGTTTTGGTTTACTGCTTCTAACTTTCTAAAATATAGTAATACTCTCAAGGTAGTTCGTCCAGAATCTGCCATTGTTAATGCTGGTGAATCTAGTGGTGTATTAGTTCGTGATACTGAGCATTATCTCACAGATTTCTTTGCAGAAACAGGTGATGGTCAAAGTACAACAAATGACTGGCTTGCAAGAACTGCTGGTACTTTAGGTAACTCAGTTGGTGTTGAAGTATGTCCTTCTGCACAAGCATATGAGCAAGACTTGGGTTCAAACAACCTAGTAAACGGTGCTGGAGCTATTGGTGATAAAACGATTACAGTCGATGATGCTGATGAAGCAGGGTTTGCTTTTCAAGTTGGTGACATGATTAAGTTTCATGAAGCTTTTAGTGTCACAAAAGTAGTTGCTGGTGCTATTACAAGTTCTATTGATCTTACAGTTGACGGTGGTTCAGGTACGGTTGCAGTAGGTCATCGTGTTATCGGTGCTGGTATTACTGAGATAGTTAAAGTTAAAACAGTTACTTCAGCAACAGTTTTTGTTTTAGACAAAGCTATTACTGTTGCAGACAATGTTGTTTTAGCATTTTCAGATTACGCTTCTATAGAAGCTGGTGATACTCAATACGAAGTTACTAGTATTTCTGGTGAAATATTAAGTATTCGTTTAAAAGATGATCCTGATTCAGGCGGATTGCAGACTATTATTCCAGATGATGCTTTAATCACAAGACGATGGAGATTTGCAGACTTATTTGATTCTGCTCCTGGCCAATCTGATTACAACAAAGTAAATGGTCGTGGAACTGGTGATGAATTACACATTGCAATATTTGATACAACTGGACTTATTACTGGATCTGATGTAGATGTTGCGGGTCAAAGAAGTAATGCTGTTATAGAGATTTACTCTAACCTATCAAAAAATTCATCTGCTAAATCTCCTCAAGGAGATAGTATTTATTACCCGACAGTTATATACAATCAATCCAGTTTTGTTTATTGGGGTGATCATATTGCTGCTGGTACTAACTGGGGAACAGATACGACAACTGCTTACACATCAGTAGTTCCTATTACCACTGTTTCTTTAACAGGTGGAACGGATGATTATGCTGTTACTGCTGGTGAATTAGAACTTGCTTATGATAAGTTTGCTGACGCTGAAGGAATTGATGTAAATTTAATTCTTGGTGGGCCTAGTTCTGCTGTTACTGATACTGCTGCTGGACAAGATACTCATGTAACAATGATTACTTCTCTTGTAGAAAGTCGTAGGGATTG